TCTGGTTCGTCCAGAGATTGTGGCTGGTGTTAATGCACTGGGTCGTGGACAAGATAGAGAAAGCCTTACTGCTTTCATTACTACCATCGCACAGACTCTTGGTCCTGAGGCTCTGGTTAAATATATCAATCCTGATGAAGCAATCAAGCGATTGGCAGCTTCACAAGGTATTGATGTATTGAACCTTGTCAAGTCCATGCAAGATGTACAAGCTGAGACACAGCAACAACAACAGATGGCTCAGCAAATGGAACTCACGAAACAAGCTGGTCAGCTTGCTAGTGCTCCAATGATGGATCCCACTAAAAACCCTAATCTAAATGACCAACAGCAATCCCCCCAAGCGGCGATCCCGCCGCAAGCCAACCCAGCCGGAGGCTGAACGCACAGTAAAGGAAGTACCTCATCCTCCTACTGAGAAACCTATACTTAAAGTAGAGGAACCTGTACCTAACAAGTATGCTCCTAAAGCTAAGGTAGGTACTCCAACTCTTGGTCGTTCACCCAACTATGTTCAATCGGTTGGTCTTGGTAAACTTAAAGTAACAACTGCAAATGGCAACACTGACGTATGATCCCACCCCAGCTGATCAACCTGAGTTCAACGAGGCTGAGCAAGAAGCTCTAGCTATTGGTGAAGCTCAAGCTGAAGCTGAACAGCAGATGTATGCTGGCAAATTTAAAGATGCTGAAGCATTAGAGCAAGCATATATTGAACTGCAAAAGAAACTAGGACAAACTGATGAAGTACAAACCTCCGACGAAGGGAGCGAAGAAGAGTCCTCCACCGAAGAAGAAGTAGAAGCGTCTGTCTTTGACAATGCTGCTAAAGAATGGAATGAGAACGGTCAGCTGACTGAAGAAACCATTAAAGCATTGTCGGAGATGGATAGCTCTGAACTTGTCCAAGCTTACATTGAAGCACAAAACCAACGGCAACCTGCTGCAGATTTGACACAAGATCAAATCAGCCAGGTTTATAACATTGCTGGTGGTGAAGAGCAATATCAATCTTTGGTCAAGTGGGCAGGTGAAAACCTACCTAGTGAGTACGTAACAGCATTCGACAACTTGATAGAAACCTCAGATATGTATGCTATTCAACTAGCTGTTGCTGGTCTGCAATCTACTTATGCAGATGCCAACGGTTATGAAGGTAGGATGCTGTCTGGTAAGAGTACTACAGAAACACCTAATACTTTCCGTAGTCAAGCTGAAGTTGTCCAGGCAATGGCAGACCCTCGTTATGATCGAGACCCTGCTTATCGTCAGGATGTCTTCAACAAACTCGAACGCTCTAACCTATCTTACTAATGACTGTTACCACTAACGATCGCGGACAACAAAACCTTTTTGCTAAAGAACCCACCATGTACACTGACGACAACTACACTGTGACTCACAACGAAAAAGCTGAGATGCTTAACGGTCGCCTGGCTATGCTGGGTGTGATGGCTGCGCTTGGAGCGTACGCACTAACTGGTCAAATTATTCCTGGAGTATGGTAATGGCTTGCGGTAAAGGACACAAAGGTAAAGGCGGTGGAAAAAAGAAGTAAGAATGTCAGCCTCAAGATTGGTAAACACAAATCACGTTCCGGTGGACTTACGAAAGCCGGACGTGAGAAGTACAATCGAGAAACTGGATCTAACCTCAAAGCCCCTCAGCCTGGGGGTGGTCCCCGAAAGCGTTCCTTCTGTGCTAGAATGTCTGGCGTGAAGGGACCAATGAAAGATAGCAAGGGTCGCCCCACCCGTAAGGCACTTGCACTACGTAAATGGAAATGCTAACTATGGCTAAACAAGGTCTATACGCTAACATCCACGCTAAACGAAAGCGTATCGCTGCGGGCTCCGGCGAGAAGATGCGCAAGCCTGGGAGTAAAGGTGCTCCCACAGCTAGCAACTTCAAACGAGCTGCTAAAACTGCTAAGAAAAAATGATTACTTGTCCTGATTGCACGCCAGCTCAACAGTATGTGTTAGAGCAACTGCAGACTCGTGCTGAAGTTACTGACAAAACTGCCCTGGCTGTGATCATGGGCAACATCGAACAAGAGTCTAACTTCCGCCCTAAGGTATGTGAGGGTGGGGCTATCGTGCCCTACGATCAGTGCCTGAGAGGCGGCTACGGGCTCATACAATGGACTTCCCAGCATCGTTATGATGGATTGGGTACGTTCTGTAAACAATGGCGTTGTGACCCATCCTCGTTGGAGGGTCAGACACGTTACATGATTAATGAAATGCAGTTCAGGAATGATCTTTATGCATTTCAAAACAATCACCAAACAGTTGATTACTACATGAACCACGCCTGGTATTGGTTAGGTTGGGGCATCCATGGTAATCGTACAAACTATTCTTATTCTTTTTTAAACAAACTACAATGAAATTTTTCGCTATCCTCCCTGCAGCCCTGATCGCTGCTGCTCCTGCTGTTGCTGGTCCTTACGCTAACATTGAAGCCAATTCCAAATTCAGTGGCTCTGATTACAGCAAAACTGTGATCGATAACCACGTTGGTTACGAAGGTGAGATCACTGATACTGCAAAGTACTATGTTCAAGGTGGCCCCGCTCTGGTCCTTAAAGATGGCGAGCCTCTCACTACCGAGCTTAGCGGCAAGGCTGGTGTTAAAGTTAAGCTGTCGGAACAGATTGGCATCTATAAAGAGATCAAGTTCCTGACTGGTGCTCAGTCTGATTATGGTATTAAAGCTGGTGTGAAGTACTCCTTCTGATAAATAGCAGTCACCCCCACTACTGGATGTGAGCCTTGAGTGGGGGCATTAAGTGCTCAAATATATACCCTTATTAAAACTACCCACCATTTCCTTTAATTAACCGTATTCTTATTTAAATGACTGCTGCTACTCTCACACAAAAACAAACTAGTACCTGGGAAGATTTTTGTTCTTGGGTCACCTCTACAAACAATCGTCTTTATGTTGGGTGGTTCGGGACTCTGATGATCCCTTGCCTGTTGGCTGCCACCACCTGCTTTATTATCGCATTTATTGCTGCTCCCCCTGTTGACATCGATGGCATCCGTGAACCCGTCTCTGGCTCTCTGCTCTACGGCAACAACATCATCTCCGGTGCCGTCGTGCCTAGCAGTAACGCAATTGGACTACATTTGTACCCGATCTGGGAAGCCAATACCCTTGAAGAATGGCTCTACAATGGCGGACCATATCAGCTCGTCGTGTTCCATTTCCTTATCGGTATCTTCTCTTACTTGGGACGCGAATGGGAACTTTCGTACCGACTTGGGATGAGGCCCTGGATCTTTGTTGCTTACTCTGCCCCTGTGGCTGCAGCGACTGCAGTCTTCCTTGTCTATCCATTTGGGCAAGGTTCTTTTTCAGATGGAATGCCTCTTGGCATTTCCGGTACGTTCAACTTCATGTTGGTCTTCCAGGCTGAACATAACATTCTTATGCATCCTCTCCATATGCTTGGTGTTGCCGGCGTATTTGGTGGGTCGTTGTTCTCAGCTATGCATGGTAGTCTTGTCACCTCTTCTTTGGTTCGTGAAACGACTGAAAATGAAAGCCAAAACTATGGCTATAAGTTTGGTCAAGAGGAGGAGACTTATAACATTGTTGCAGCGCATGGTTACTTTGGGCGGCTTATCTTCCAATATGCGTCGTTTAATAATAGTCGCTCTTTGCATTTCTTCCTTGCCGCTTGGCCCGTTGTGGGGATTTGGTTCACTTCTCTTGGCGTCAGTACTATGGCGTTTAACTTGAATGGTTTTAACTTTAACCAATCACTTGTTGATAATCAGAATCATGTCATCCCTACTTGGGCTGATATTTTGAATCGTGCCAACCTTGGCTTTGAGGTGATGCACGAGCGGAATGCACATAACTTCCCGCTTGATCTTGCATCCGTGGAGGTTACTCCCGTGGCACTTACTGCTCCTTCTATTGGTTAATTATGGCTTACACTGGACTGACTATCACGACTAAGGTTCATAGCGCAACCTTGTCGTCTCATTGCATCCCTGCTTATCCTGAGTATAATACTGGCACCACGTTTGATGCTTCTTTTTATACTGCCCGTCGTGCTTCTAACGACGAGCTTGTTGGTGATACGATTACTTATTCTGTCACTACTCCTTGACAGAGGGAATTACCTATAAACCACTTCCATAACTGTCACACCACTTCTTGCACGGGGTGCTTTTTTATTGTATAATACTCTTATAGTCAATCAAGAACCATGACCTACGAAGCAACTGTCCAATTCAAGTTTGATGCTACTTACACTCATGATTATAATCGCGGGTTTGCATCTCACCTTGGCGATGATGACTTCCTACCTGAAGAACATTACCTGATCACTGCACCCGCTGCTGACCTCAACTGCAAGCAATATTTCAAACTGTTTGAGAAGTTTATGCTCTGTGTAGGTATGAGTCCCAAATCTATTCGCAGTGGTGCTATGTCGTTGGTCTTCAATGATATGGTGCTTGAAGAAGAGCAGCGTAAGGTCTGTAACGAGTATGATCTAACCATGAATGAAGATCTCCATGATAAGTTCAAAGAATGGAAGAAACTTGATACAGCATTTGAACACCATAAAGAGAATGTTGTAAGTGAACCCAAGATTAAAGGTGAGTGGGTAGATAGTGCTGATGGAGTAGCATGATGAACTGGTGGGATTATTGGATTGGTCATTGTTGGATGACAGGGTGGCAGAGTATCCGTCGTAACTTCCGTATGTGGGCAGATCTCATAGGATCAAACTATGAGGACTATGCTCTACCAAGAACAGTAGATGATCCAGAACAAGAATGTCTTGAATGGTTTTGGGTTGGACTAAATGTAGATGACACATATTCTAAAGAGTTCCTGGAGTATCTGATGCAAATGTTAGAAGACATTAAGTTAGGTAAGGTGGAGACATATCCTATGGATGAAGTTATGGACCAAGTAAAGAAGTAACTGTTTCTTTTAATTAATTCGTACGTTCAACCCATTGGGTCGCATGTTGCCTAGTCATGGAACGGGGGCTAGGTTTATTTTGTACGAACTATGTCTATTAATCTCATTCGTTTCCTTGATAATCAGCGCCGCCGTGCTGAGCGTTATCGTGTTGATACGCTCCGCTATCGTGGTGTTGAATACAAGAAGTGATCTGGTGACTTTGGGGGAGGTTCGATTCCTCCCTTCACTTATTGGTTAGAGCCGGTACGCCGATAC